TAAACCCTACTTCTTTTCTCATCATAGGTCTTCTATTCTCTTCTAAAGATAACCTATCAATTACTTTACCTAATACAACTTCATCAGGTATCTTTTTAGTTGGTTCACCTTCTTGGTCATATCCCATAAAATGCGACCTAATACCAGGTGAGCCATTTACTTCTAGTACGTATATGTTCTTACCAACCTTACAATGGTCAACACCACAATATACTGCGCCTGAAGTTCTAGCTGCTTCTACTATAACTTTTCTTTCTAATTCTGTTAATACATAAGGCTGTGTATCAGCACCTAGGTGAACGTTATTTCTAAATTCTTTATCATTTTTTTTGATTCTTTCAGCGGCTCCAATAATCTCACCGTTTACAACAAGAGTACGTATATCTGATTTAATATCAAAGAACTCTTGTATCAAAAGGTCAGCTTCAAACTTCCATAATGATTGACATACTGAAACTAAAGAACTCATATCATTTACTTTAGATACACCAACACCTTGAGTTCCTCTTAATGTTTTTATAATAACTGGAAATTTACCACCTATTTTATCATGAGCAGTTTCTATTGATTTAACATTATTTACAATAGCTGTTCTTGGAATAGGTACGTTATTTCTTTCTAAAACTAATGATGATGCCATCTTATTATCGCATAATAACATAGATTCTAAATCATTTACTAAGAAGAATCCGATTGTTTGTAAAGAAGATACTAAGGCTTGAGCAGTTAAAGATTGAATAGCTCCAGCTCTTACGAATACAATTGACTTATGCATATTAATGGTCATATCAGTATCTTCACCATCAATATTTCTTAACTTAACTTCACCAATCTCAACATCAGATGAAGTAATATAAGCTTCAGTAATATCAACAAGAGTATGTTTTATTCCTCTCTTTTTTGCAACCTTCTGAATTAAATCCGCAAAGGTTCCTTCCTCATCACTAAGGCCTAGTACAACTATTTCAAGCTCACTTGGTTTAAGCGGCTCTTCAGTTTTCTCTATTAAAAATTCGTTGAATTTTTCCATTCTGTTTCAAACCATATATTTCCATCTGCGTCTTTAGTATATTTATTCGCATTATTTTGTTCCGTTGTAAAGCCAAAAGGCAACATATCATCCTGTATTTCTTTTAACCTTTCCTTATATAACATATTCTTCATATCAATATTAGTTAATGATTGGAATACATCAGTTGTTGTAAACCAAGAAAATAAAACTAAGTTCATCATTAAATCATCGTGGTTAGGTGCTATAGCCATAAATGAACTTCCCCTTGAAACAAAGGTACTCATCTCAACTATAGTTTGTGCATCATATATTGTTAGCTTATTTTGCTCTATGAGGTCTTTTATACCTGAGCATCCAATACGCTTAACTCTTCTAGTCATCATTACGCCAATCGCATTGGCCTTAATACTAGATTCAACAAACACGTTCTCATATTCTAAATCATAATATAAACCATTACAAACTACAGCACCTTGGTCATTACTTTCTACCACGACGTAAGCTTCATTATATATATTCGCATACTTATATATAATATCTGGTAATAGCATCGGTGATATATTATTATCTCTAAATACTGCTACCTGTTCGAAAGGTTTGGTGCTTACGTCAATTATAGTAAATGTACTATAATCTTGATTCCTTCCTTTCGAAACATCCACTGTCATAATATACTCATGTTCTTCAACAGGATTTTTATATATTAGACATTTTTCATTTACAAACTCTGGGTCTCTACTTTGTTGTGCTAATAACGACTCAGCACTAATTAAAGTATTACCTCTTCCATGGAATGTATTACCAAACTCTTGTTCAAACTGTAGTTTACTTGTGTTCGCTACTGTTTGGTCTTTCCACTTTTCATCTCTTCCTGGTACATCCCACCAATCAACTCTAAAAGGTTTAAAGTCATTTGTTTTCTGAACTGCACCTTCCCATAACTTATGATATACATTACCTATACCATTGGCTGTAGAACAAATTATAATTTGTGTTTCTTTACCAGCCGTCACAACCGGATAAGTAGAAGTATAGAATTGTGCATCGTTATCTACAAATGCAAACTCATCAAGGAAAAGAAGATTTACTGACAAACCCCTAATGGAACTTGCAGAAGTAGCGTTTGCTACAATCTTTGAGTTATTACTAAACTCTATACTTCCCTTATTTAAAGCCTTACATCCCGGTTGTAAGAAGTAAGGCAAATTTTCTAAAGCCAAAGTAATCCTGGCTAACATCTCTCTTGCGATTGCTCCTTTGTTAGCTAATATCGCAATAGTTTTCTCAGGATGAAAACAAGCATACCATAGTAAATATACTACTGATGATATTGATTTACCACTTTGTCTACAAGCTAAAACGATACTAAATCTATTATCGTTAAAGTGATTAAACATATTCTCTTGATATTGATATAAATCAAAAGGAACTAATCCTTCATCAAGAGAAATAATCTTTACATAATTACGTGCAAAGTATGATGGGTCCTCTAAACATTTCTTATATTCAATTACTTCTTCTTTCGTAAAAGAAGTTTCAACACCATCTCTTTTAACGAGGTGATTACCTAGGTATCCAAACTCGTTATTCTTGACTCTTTGCATCGATTACATTATCCGTATCTAATAACATCCTTTGTAAGTCTGTAGTACTACCAACAAAAACATTATTGTTTGTCACTTCTCGATTAACTTTATCTTCTTTCTTATTTTGTAAATCGTCTTTATCTTTTTGAAGCTTCATTAACTTCTCAGTAGTATCACCCAAATCTTTTATTGTTTTTGATAATACTTCAAAGGCTCTCGGGTGCTCGCTCTCACGCGCGAGTTCAGCTAAAACATCTAATGAACTCGTCCCTGTCCTTATTAAATCTTTATACGTAGCTCTTGAAAATTCATAATCGTCTTTTATATCCTTATCTATGATAGGACGATTTGGAACCTTACTTGGAAGATTCTTATCCAATGCTTTCATCATCTTTTCCTTTTTCATTATGTGACTATATCTAATCTACCACCCATACCACTATGACTTGAACAATAATAGTATAATACACTAGGTGTACTATCATCAATCTCTATTGTGCTTACACCACTAGTTTTATTTACATTTGTTAAATACTCAACACCACTTGCATGTGTACCATCATTAGTAGTTGAAAATCTCAATGGGTGAGCTGTAGGATGATTGAATGTATATGTTCCACCTCTTTGTAAAGTAAATCCAGCTTGTTGTATACTACCATAATAGTATGCGTTACCGGTACCAATTGTTTTAGCAGCTACAGTTAACGTATATGTTGAAGTACCTGTTTGTTGGTTATAACCACCACCATCAATTGTGGTAGTGACAGTATAATTATCATCTGCATCAGCTTCTGTTTGTGTGACTCTGAAATCCATTTCTTCTAATATATTATTACCAGCTCTATCACTATTAAGGTCAATATTAATTTCTCTTATAATACCTGTATTTGAAGCTGGTCCATAGAATTTCATTTTCATTGTAAAATCTAGTTGATAAGTGAGTACTCTTCTTGCAGTATAATCACCTTCATACTCATCTGTTATTTGTACATTTGTTAATACCAGTGGTACATCTTGTTTTAGTGTAGTAAATGTATCAATTGGTCTAATTGTGACTGTATACTCTGGTTGAAAGTATGGAAGTATTTGTTCCATTATTTGTAAACCATCATCTTGGTTTTTAGCCAATATATAAAGTGACATACCAATATCGTATGTTGTATAATGTTTAATTAATTTTTTAGTTGTATTATCTGAAGTATTTGTTTCTTGTATAGCTGCCCTTTTAACCAATCTTTGATTAGGGTCTAATGCTAAAGAAGTAATTTCAAAAGCCATCCTTGGTAATTTAATTGCCATTGATGCATCTCTACCAGTATCTCTATCTAAAGCTGCTAAAAACTTTTGCTTAGGCCCATAAGCTAATGGAACTTTCATAGTATTAATAATATTCCCAGCTGAGTTTCTTCTTACAATTTTTAAGTTATTAAATAGTGTACCAAACACGGCCACCGATTTTCTCATTGTTGCATGATAGAATGGATCGCCAAACATTAGTAAGTCTCCGATGGGTCACCAAATGGATTAACCTCAGAAAAATCTAAGAATCCATCAGCTACAGTTTCAAAATCTATGTTTTGAGCTAGTGCATCATCAGCCCAAGCTGTTCCTGTAGCATCAGTTTGGTCGTTAAATATTGTTGTAATAGCACCACCCAAACCAGATGATAATCCAGTTATAGCGTTCCCACTTGCTGAACTAAATTCTCTATAATCAGTAGTTCCACTGACTTGTATTTGGTCTAAAAATAATCTCATACTTGATTGTGATGATTTAACTCTTTGTACGATTTCACCAGATATTTTAATAAGTGGATCAGTTGATAATGTTTGTTCTGCTCTCTCACCAACAACTAAGTAAGAATTATTTGTAGCTAATGTAATATCCATCGCTACCTCATAGTTCTCATTTGCTTGGTCATCAATTACACCAATTTCAGTATCAAAATCTTCGCCTGAGTATTCAAACATCTCAGTTGTTAGTTTATAAACTGGTAAATCAGATAGTTGATAGAATGGTTTATCATCTTCAACGAATTTAATTTCAAAGAAAGTATTTGTCATAGGAAGGAATAATAAATCGCCTTCCCTTGGTTTTGGATTTATATTTCCTGAGTATGATGGGTCTGCACCAGCAACTCTTCTTTCCCAAACTTTTCGAGAGATTACGAATTCAGCTTCGTCTCTCATTTCTAATCCAAACTTAGAGTATAAATCTATTGTATTATTAAACCCATCTACATTTTCTAAATATGCTTCAATTAAATATGCATCATCAAACTTAGATGCTGGGTCTTCATCTAATATTACATCTCTATTAATAAGTGTACGTGGTATATAATAGACATCTTGCCCATATATCTTCAAAGACTCAACGATTAAGTCTTCGTACAATTGTTGCTCAGACCTTACAGCCTGGCTAAAATAAACATTCCTAGGCATATTTTATCCTGAGAAAAAATCAACTGGTCTTTCCCAATTCAATCTTGCTTCTTCTTCTAATAAGGTTATTTCTTCTTTGGCATCATCAAATAATTGACGGCCATTAAATGCAACACCACCTGGCATTTGCATTCCTTCAAATTTTAATAGGTTTTGGCCCCATTGCCTTTTGATTAAAGCAGTAGCATATTTCTTTAAATAATAATCATTGTATATGTCAGTATATGATGCTGGGTCTATTACTCTAATACACTCAACAACTAAATATTCATTAGATAAGACTT